GAGTGGAGCGTGTAAAAACGAAACGTTCCAAAAGTTTGCATGGGTTGGATTTCGGTTAAATTTCGGAGCCAGAAAGTTTACACGGCGCTTATTGTTGGTTAAATTCATCCTTCGGCAGGTTTGCGTCGCTGATCACGATAGCGGGAAGGAGTTGAGAGCCGGTTCTTCGCCGGCTATTTTCATGATGGCACGTAAAATTTTTAATGTCGAAAAGGTTGCAAATAGCCGTTATTTGTGTATTATTGCAGTAAAAATTACGAGTATGAGACCAGTGAAAGTGATACATGTGCATCTTATCGGTAAGCGCCGGGATCTATATTTTGGCTCAATCGCCGCCATATTTACCGTTTTAACGCCTGATGAAGTGGGTTGTGGGTATGATTACCTACGTCGTGCCGGATTGAGCGGAGGAGGCACGGTAATGACTAAAAAGGCGTGTATCAAGCAGTCAACGCTTATAACGTGTCCTCGTGGGGATAGTTGCCGTGAATGATCCGGATAGGATTCTAAGAGTATTATAACGGCATATTAACGCCATAAGAGAAGGGAGCCAGCCGGTTCCCTATTTTTGTGTCCAAACAGTTCGATTTCGGGCTGCTTTTTGAATTAAACGGACGCTTAGACGGACATTTTAGACGGACACTTTGAAAAACTTAGACGGACAGGTTTCAGTCCGTTGAGGTGCAAAAAGCTGATAGGGGCAAAATACCGTTACTCAAAAATGGAATGGTAAAAGCGGGGGTTCGTTGCGAACTTAGAAACCCCTACTTTTCAATCTCCACATTATTAATATAGCGGTAATTCAGCGTTTTAGGTTCTAAACGATGGTGAAAAGAGGGGGTGACGGTCAAAATAAGGGGTGGAGGGGTGGATTCCAGTGGTTCCCGACGATATCACAGCGAACATCTCAAAGGTCAATTCATGTGACATTGGGTGTTAATCAAGCGAAGGAGGTCATGCTTAGACATAGGTTTCAGAGATCTGCAGTCTCCTTCGATGTAGAACGGACATAGGCAGGGACCGGCGGTCGTGTCTCCCCCGCTTCTAAGGCTTCAATACGGGCTTTTAGTCGTCCAATCTCTTGTGCTTGCTCTGAGATTTTATTAATGAAAACTATTGTGTCTGGAGAGGAATTTATTTTGTTACTTTCAGCATTGATAAAGGGTTCACCTTCCCCAGTTATAACCCATTCAACATTGCAAGTAGGGTATGATAATTTCAGGCGGCGCAACATTTCTATGGAAAGCTTTTTTCTGCCACTTTTTATGTCGCTGATAGCAGCTTTGTTTGTTTGCAGTTCCTTGGCTACTTGGACATAATCATTTATGACTCCTTGAGCCCTTAAAGAGTCAATGATTGCGATAAATCTGAAATTTTCATCCATTGCGAGCGAAAATATGAAAAATTACGACGAATTATCTTGTAGTATGAAAAATTCATACTATATTTGCAGCGTGTTCCTAATGGAACGAGCGGCCAAAGATACAAAAAAGCCGCGATTTTAACAAATTTAAGATTATGAGCAACAACGACGAAATCAAGGTATGGCAGACGCAGAGCGTCAAACACAAGGTGGCTGCAGTTCTGATGATGGATGGCGTGTCATTCAGTTACACCGAGGAGGACGGCATAGTGTTTACCGCTCCCGACTTCTATGTGGAGAAACTGAAATATCGACTTGTTACTGTTTTCGGCTGCTCAAAGAGACCGACTATAAACGAAATAAAATAAAAGACTATGAGTGAGACAAAGAAAATGACCAAAGAGGCGATACTTGATATAATCAAGGGTGAGTACAATAGTATTCTCCGACGCTACGAGAAGAAGGTGGAGAAGTATGCTCTCGAAATGAACGAGGACTATGAATACTTTTTCCGCTGGCACAGCGACGAGATGTATAAGGCTCAGGTCAAACTCATGGCAGTGCGTGAGCTGCGCCCGATGACCTCACTGGATGACCTTGATAAGATCAAGGCTTGCCTCAGCAACCATATCGGCAACATAGAGCATACCCTTATCGAAGGGAGTCAGACCCCCTCAAGCACAAACATGATGATGAACGCGGCGGAGGTACTCAAGCGTGTCGCCATGCAAGAGCTTAGAGGCGACCTTCAGAGACTTCTTTGGGCAATCACCTGTAACGAGTAAGACTATGAGCGCAATAATTAACATGACCCCCAACAACCGCGAAGAGATTTTCACGGCAGCCTATAACGGAAGTTTCTACACGATTACAGGATGTGGCGGGAATCTCGATGAGTGGACCAACGGATACTGCCGGTTGCTTAAAGAGAAAGGTGTAGGTGAGCCGGAGTGGTTTATTACTTTCCGAGGCAAGGATATGAACATGGAATACGGGCTTACAGGTGATAACGCCTACCCCGATGGCCTTACCTTCCTGATGTTCCCTTTGACAGGTCTTAATATGGGTCGGCTTGCGATATTTAAGATTCTGATGAGCGACAGGTGGTTCGACGACATAGTTGACAACAACCGTCGCCGTCAAGAGACTATAAACGAACAGGGTTAGACCCAAGAGAGGGCGATCCTCCGGCAAGAGAGCCGGTTAAAGCCGAAAGGCAAAACAAATTTTTCCACTCCCCGGTGTTGCCAAATTTCACCGGGGAATCAGGGAGGATAGTTCAGTTGGCAGAACAGACGGCGGTAACCAATCCGACTGTTATGGTCCTCGGTTCGAGTCCGAGTCCTCCCACAAACATCAACAAGACAACAGAATGAAAAAGCTATCCGAAAAGCATGTTGAGAACGCACTGAAGGTGTTACATGACACCTTACAGCGGAACATAACCGACATAAGCGCGGTGCTTGACATGTACGAGATGACGCACGATGACTACGAATTGTGCTACAACAAGCCGTATAACGCTCTCTCCGCCGGATGGTATGCCATTCAGGAGGCAGTCAGCAAAATGAATAACCAACTAACTAAAAAGTGAGACTATGAACTGTAAATCTCATCAATCACCCTGCACATGTCAGCTTCGGAACCATCGGACTGACTGTACACAGTGTCTGCGAGAACCCGAGCGTCTGGAGAGACTTTCCGGACTATGTCGTATCCTTCAAGACCTCCCCGGATATAAGCTACATCCATCAGGACTTGTAATTGAAAGCGTCGGTGACTTATCGGGTCTTTCTCAAGAGAAGATAATGACTGTGTATAATCTAATGGAGCGAGATTTCCTCGCTCGGAACGCCAAAGGTAATATTTGGCAAGCCAAGTCATGCTACCGTCCCTCTTTTCGTCCCGATGGGTGCGGAAAACATAAGGCAAAAGTGAAACAAAATAATCACGCAAAGCTTCATGTTGAGCCTTGAGCATTTCAAATTCGATGTTCATAGCGGTTCCATTTGGAAAACATGTGCAAAAATAACGAATTTAACCCAATAAGTGAGAAGATGAAAAAGTATATTTCAGTAAGCAAAGAAGGCATAGCCAAGCTCCAGAAGGCGTTTTGCATCGATGGCAAGCCCATCGGGGAACGTTGTGTGAGAAACGCACTTGCCTATCGCAAAAACAACGACCTTGCCAAAAAGATACGTTTTGTGGCTCTCAAGCAGCATGACGGCTGCACGTACTACAACCTCAAGGAGGGAGAATTCTTCTTTGACTCCGATGGCTGCTGGCACGCAGTCTATCCCAACCGAGCCGAAATCTACCTTGACAAGCAGACCGGCGAGGGGACGGTATATAGTCCCAAAGGGGAAGTGGTAGCGAGATATGAGCATGTCATGCTGAGTCAGATCGATGATATAAAGAGAATGGCGGAGGCACTCTAAAATCGGCGAGTCATGGAGTATCACAACGGCATATATTGCGTATCGGCGCGTGAGCTTATCGACACCGGCATCATGACTGTTGGCAGTTATGAGAAGGCGGCACAGCGTAAGCGTATAGATGTCGTGCGTCCCGGCAAAGGAGCCGGCAACTATGCCCTTGTCGCGTACGACTCCCTCAAGCCGGAACATCGAATTCAAGTTGATGAAAAGCTCGGTGGCAAAGACGCTCATATAGCAGCATGGGTACGCAGCAACTATGTGGAGGATCAAAAAGCGGTCGAATTTTTCAACGATCCGAAAAAGACCGGCACCGAGCTGAAGATAGGCAAGAAGCGTGAGTATATGGTAAACGCCTCAGTGCTGAACACCTGCATCAAGCTATATGACAACGCATCTGCATCACAGCGGCTTTTCGGCAGGGACTACGACTGGTCACGCATGACCGCCGTGATAGAGAGCCTCCGGGTGCAATTCGGCCACACTCTCCCGGCTTCGGTGCTTCGCTTCCGGCGCAAGGTCAACGATTACCGTAAATACGGTTACATCGCCCTTGTGAGCGGCAAATTCGGCAATAAGAATGCCCAGATGCTGACCGAGAATGAGGAGAGAGCCATCAAGGGTCTGGCGGTATTGCCCACCCGTCCGTGGAACACCACCGTCAGGAAGATGTATGAGATGTTCGTGTGCGGTGAGCTTGATGTCTGGGATCCGGAAACAGGCGAGCTGCTTGACCCGGACGAATGCGCAAGGATAAAGAACGGGGAACCCTGGATACTGAGCGAGGCGACCATCACCAATTACCTTAACCGCCCGGACGTTAAGCTTTTCATCGACCAGCGTCTAAAACCGAATGTGGATTTCTACCACGAGAACATGCCCCATGTTCACCGTCACCGTGGTCAATACTCACTCTCGCAGATTACGATGGATGACGTGGATCTTCCTCGCCGGATGCCGGGCAACAAACGGGTACATGCCTATTATGCCTACGACTCCGTGAGCGAGTGTGTGCTTGCCGCCACCTATTCGATGAAAAAGGACGAGGCTCTTGTCGATGACTGCTTCAGGCAGATGTTCCGGCTGATCAAGCGTCGCCAATGGGGAATGCCCGCCGGCATAGAGGTCGAGAACCACCTTATGACCCGTCATAAAGAGGGATTGCTTGCCGAAGGTGTCGTGTTCTCTCGGGTAAGGTTCTGCGCCCCCCAGAATTCACAGGAGAAACAGGCTGAGCCCCTCAACGGAGCCAAGAAGCGGAGCATAGTCCATAAGAACCGTGAGGAAGTCGGACGCTTCTACGGCAAAGGGAAGTGGCGCACGTATCAGAAAAAGATCAGCGACGAAACCAACGAGACATGGGAGGACAAAAAATACTACACTTTCGAGGAGCTTGTGGCCGACGACCGTGCCGACAACGCCGAATGGAACAACAGCCTCCATCCGGATCAAAAGAAATATCCCGGAATGACACGATGGGAAGTCCTGATCTCCAATATCAACCCCAATCTCAGACCTTACGATGACCGGATGGTAGCCCGATACATAGGCATGAAGGTTCCCACGAGCATCCGGCGCAACTCCACGGTAAGGGTAAGCCATAGTGACTGGTGGCTCAGTGAGCCGGAGGTGCTCGGGCGCCTGAAGTCGAACAGCTATAAAGTGACGGCATACTATCTGCCGGATGATGAAGGCGACGCCCAGGACGTGTACCTCTACCAGGATGACCGCTACATCGACAAGGTTGAGAAAGTCGAGACATTCAGCCGTGTCATGGCGGAGCAGACTAAGGAGGACAAAGCCCGGTTTGCAAGGCAGATGCAGAAGATAAACCAGTTCAAGGAATACTTGAGTAAAAATGCAATCGCCCGTCTGGGCATACAGGCGCGCACGGCGGCTCTTGATCCGGAAGACGAGGACTTGACCGTGCCGCAGGTCGAAACGGCGACAGACGCGCCCGAAACGCTCACAGCGGCATGGTGTGAATATGATACCGAAAAGAGGTCAATAGACGATTTATAATGAAAAATAATACTGTTAGAATATGATTACAACAGAGATCAGAAACAAAATCGCAGAAGCGATAAGGGCAGCCCGGACAAATTACCCGAGCGACGCCAAACACGCCGCTTCCCTCGGGGTGACAACCTCGGCATACAGCTCCATCAAGAACGGTCAGACCGAGCGTGTCCTTAGTGACGGCAACTGGATGAGCATAGCCCGCAAGCTCGGGGTCAATCTCCGTGGCGGCATCGAATGGAAGGCAGCCAAGACCGAGACCTTCAAGTATATCACCACGCAGCTCGAATTCATACAGGAGCGTGGGTTGAGCGGTCTGTTGTGTGACCTTCCAAATATCGGCAAGACCTTCACCGCCCGTCATTATGTCAAGACCCATCCCAATGCGGTTTACATAGACTGCTCGCAGGTCAAGACCAAGTTGAAGCTCGTGCGCAAGATAGCAGCCGAGTTCGGTTCCAATACCAGAGGCTCGTATTCGGATGTGTATGCCGACCTTGTGTTTTACCTCCGCTCGATAGAGGCTCCTCTGATTATCCTCGATGAAGCCGGCGACCTGCAGTATGAGGCTTTTCTGGAGCTGAAAGCACTCTGGAATGCCACCGAGCGCTGCTGCGCATGGTACATGATGGGAGCCGACGGACTCAAGGCGAAAATCAACCGCTCCATCGAGTGCAACAAGGTCGGTTATGCCGAGATGTTCAGCCGTTACGGAGACCGTTACAGCAGGATAACCCCGGATGACGGACGCGAACGTGAGGCTTTCCTGAAGGAGCAGGCGCGGGTGGTGGCAAAGGTCAATGCTCCGGAGGGCACTGATATCGGTGTGATCGTAAGAAAAAGCGCCGGCGGTCTGCGCCGTGTGTATACCGAAATTGAAAAACTTAAAATGGCGTAAGTATGATGGATTACAAGATTAAAGTCACGTTTGCGGACGGCAGCCGTAGAGTGCTGAAGGATCCGTCAGAGTTAACGAAAGCAAACAAGCGTCGTGAAATTCGAGTGGTCTTTAAGGACGGCAAGTATATCGACCTTCATTTAGGCCGTGTATGTCCTAAGTTGGGTATTGTAAAGGTAAATACCTTTGGTCTTTTGCCCGAAGGCATCAAGTTGGAAAAAATCATGGGATGGTGTTACAAGTTCCCCCATAAAACCTCAAAACGTAAATAATTATGACTGTGATTGAAAAACAATATATGGATTCGGTGATCAATATCAACCGAATGATGCGCAAGGCACAGGATGCCGAACCCGATTGGGAGCAGCGTCGATATGAGATTGCCAAGGATGTTATGGCAACTATGGTTGGTGCAGTCGTTAGTGGCGCTATTAATAAGAGCGCGATGTATGACCCTAACTATCGTTCGCTCGCAAAGACATCTGTGGATGCGGCAACTGTTCTTATAGCAGAGCTGAAGAATACTCAAGAGAAGAAGTAACGATGGCAAAGCGAGCATACAGTCCGAAAGAGGTTCTCGCCAAAAAATACAAGACCTTACCATGGGGCGAGAAATGGAGCGGTCCATTCGGTGAGGTGCCGGTCAACGAGACATGGTTTATCAGCGGCGCCTCGGCATCCGGCAAGAGCAGCTTCGTGATGCAGCTTGCCAAGGAATTATGCAACTACGGGACCACCCTGTATCTGAGTTATGAAGAAGGGGTAGGGCAGTCCTTTCAGAAACGAATAAAACGTGAGAGGATGAACGAGGTGCAGGGCCGCTTCCGGGTGATCACTGATGACACCTACGAGGAGCTTGCCGAGAGGCTCGGTCGCCCGAAGAGCGCAAAGTTCGTCATAATCGACAGCTTTCAGGAGAGTGGAATCACCTATGAGCAGTTTATGAAGCTGATAAGCCGCTTCCATCGCAAGAGTTTTATCTTCATATCGCAGGAATATAAGGGACAGCCGCTTGGTAAGCCGGCAGGCAGGCTCAAATACAAAGCTGGGATTAAGATCCGTGTGGTGGGCTACAAGGCTTATTGCCAGGGACGCTTTACCGGTGATCCAGGCAGCTGCTATACGATATGGGAAGAAGGAGAATTAAGGACATCCAACAACATAGAAAAAGATGAGCATAAAGAAACAGATTGTGGAGCTTGAGCCTTCCGGGCGCATCCATAGCGAGGCGTTTGTCTCCGCTCCAATGACATGCCGCTATTGCAACGGCAGGGGAGGATTCCCGATTGATACGGTCGAAGGCCCATCGATGGAGGAGTGCCCCGATTGCAAGGGAACCGGCGAGGTCATTGCCGTGGTAACAGTAGAGTGGAAACCTAATAAAAGATAAGATTATGGCACAAAACATCAATCAAGCCTTTCGGCAGTTAGGCCGAACCGAAAAAGCTCAATTCATCGAGAAGAACCTTGAATATGCTTCTGAATGGGCAATCGCCGAGTATGTGGACACATATTTCTTAGGGGTGGCAAAACATCTGTCAGAAGAAACCCTGATGGCAATGCTTCACTACAAACAAGAACAGAGCAAGAGCAATGAAACAGCAGGTAACTAACTTCGGGCGGTTCTACTCCGCTTTCCACAAGCTCACCATACATGGAGAGCCGGACGAGGCAAAGCGTCAGTTCGTGCTGCAATATACCGCCGGGCGCACCGACTCCCTCAAGGAGATGACCCGTAAGGAATATACTGACCTCTGCACCGCCATCGAGGGAATGAGCGGCACCAAGGACGAGCTGAAGCGTCGCCGCAGCATAGTCCTTAAGCTGATGCAGGAGCTTGAGGTTGATACTACCGACTGGGCGCAGATAAATGATTTCTGCCGTCACCCGAGAATAGCGGGTAAAGCCTTTGGTCAGCTGTCAATCGAAGAACTGATGGAACTTGCGACCAAACTCCGCTCAATCAAGCGCAAGGGATGGCAGCGCAAGAAGGAACATCCTGAACAGACTCCGGCTCCAACTCCAACCGAGCGAATAACTTATCTTATCAACCTTGCCGGTCCCGGCATGACAAGCTATAACTGAAATGAAAAGGGTAATACAACAAATCAAGAACTTCATTCAGCTCCATACCTCCGACATGGAGAACGAGGATTATATAAGCCTCATGCGAGAACTTGCTGAATGGACCACGAGTCAGGCTGACATAGCCGAATATAGTGATGACACCGACACGGTGTTCCCGATAGACGAATAATCACCATTAACAACAAAACGATATGGCAAAAAGAGCAAAAAAGACAATCATTACCGGCGTGTCAAAAGACGCAGCAGAGGAAGCCTTCGCAGTTTACGCCAAGGCAGACGCAGAACGTGCGAAAATCACTGCAGACATCGAGCTTCAGTGCGCACGTATTCGAGAGAAGCATCAGGAAAGACTCTCACAGCTGCAGACCACACAGGACGAAGCGTTTGAGACGCTTCAGTCTTTCGCCACCGAAAACCAGTCGGAGCTGTTCTCAAAGAAAAAGAGTCTCGATATGGTGCATGGCACCATCGGGTTCCGCACCGGCACCCCAAAGCTCAAAACTCTCAAGGGGTTCACATGGGCAAGCGCACTGCAGCTCATCAAAGAGTTCCTGCCCGGTCATATCCGTGCCACCGAGGAGATAGCCAAGGACAAACTTCTCGCCGACCGAGAAGATGAGACAGTGGCAGCCAACCTCGCACGTTGCGGCATCTCGGTGGTGCAGGAGGAGACCTTCTTCGTCGAACCCAAAAAGGAGGAGAGCGTAGTATGAAACGAGAAATATCACGTCCTCCGAAAGTGGCACTCTGCCGGGTCTGCAAAGGCTCGGGCAGAGTCCCCGGTGACGAGGAAGGGGAGACCCACACGTGCCTCCAGTGCGAGGGGAGCGGCAGAGTGACAGTGAGCTGCGAAATGATCCTCGACATCAGACCGTATAAACCGGAACCAAAGAAACATCGATGAGCTGAATGTCAAAAAAGAAACCCGGAATAAGTTACAAAAAGCGAGTCGCTGACACCAACAGGATATATGACCAATATGCCAAGCAAGGCATCCCCAACAGGGAGATATGGCTGAGGTACATATATCCTTTGTATGGTTTCAGCGAACGGACGTTTTATAACCTGCTGAAAGCACCGACCAAGCCGGGATTCGTTGACAGCAATATACAGCCATCACTATTCGATGACGATGATGAGCAATGATTTCGAGCGTGTGATCCGGAACATACTCCGGGATATCGAGGTTGAGCTGACCGACGAGTTCGACCGGAACTTCGAGCGTCAGGCTTTTTTCACTCAGGCATGGCAACGGCGAAAAAGTCCGACCCGTCCCGGCGGTCTGATACTCGTGGACACCGGCGGTCTTCGCCGGAGCATTTACAGTGTCAGGAAGGACAGCAGCATAGTTTTCCGCTCGGATCACCCGGCGGCCGCCATCCACAACGAAGGCGGGGAGATAAAGGTAACAGAACGCATGAAGCGGTTTTTCTGGCACAAGTATTACGAAGCCACCGGTTCCTTCGGCAGGAAGAAGGATGGAAGCCGGCGCAATGACAAGAGGACTATACAACTATCAACCGAAGCCGAGTTCTGGAAATTCATGGCATTGATGAAGGTCGGCAGGACAATCAAGATACCACAGCGCAAATTCATCGGCACATCTCCCGAGGTCGAGGCAACCGTCAGGGAGATAATCGAGGAAAATATAACAGAATACTTCAAAATTGATTTTGACATAAACGAGAAATGAGAAAGGAATTATACAACGCAATCAAGACCCGGCTTGAGGCTCTTTGCGTAAACGCTGCCGGGGAATATTACACAAGACCGGACGAAGCGGATGTCGATGACGAACTTTATCCCCGTGCCATAAAGCATATCGACCTGTGGAACCGCAATGTCGAATTCATCGATCAGGACACTCCATGGGAGCGTCCGGCGGTGTTCATCGAGTTCGAGCCTATCCGTTGGAATGACATTGTTCCGGCGGTGGAATACCGTGCCGAGGCTAATGTCAGACTGCATATAGTTACTGACTGGGCTCCGGCATATAAGGATTTTGCCGGTGTCGGGATAGACCTTGATCTGCCCGATAAAATCCATGATGAGATCGCCGGCATCGATGGCGAGACCTTCAAAGACTTCCAACTCGCCGAGTCCCACACCAACCACGACCATGAGGATATTGTGGAGAGCATCGAGGTTTACAGCTACGTAGCCATCAAGAGTGCTGCGCCCAAAGCCCCATAAACGCCACGTGTTGCGCTAAAACAAAGGGAGCCGTTACCTTTATCGGGTGACGGCTCTCTTGCGTTATATGGGCGAATAAACGGCTAAATCTGGCGTGATGGTTGTGCGTCCGGGTCGGTGAAAAGCATAATGTCGGTGTATCCGGCATTATAATTCATGGTGGCGTTGAATTCCTTGCGTCGGCATCGTGCAAACGGGTTGCCGAGAGCCAGGTTCCGACCCATCCACTCGCACAGTTCCACTATGCATGATTTTTCGGACGTGAAATAGATGAAATTATGCCCCGGGAGTACCGACAGCACATCGAGGTAATCGGCGAGTCGCCAATACATACGGTAGGTGCCGACATCAGTTGAGAGGTACGGTGGGTCCACAAGGAATACAACTCCCGGGATGTTTCGATATCTCTCGAAAAGCTCTTTGTAGTCACACGAGGTTATCTCAAGCCCTTCGAGATAATCCGGGCATTCGGCATACCCGGATTTGCGGACATTATTGTAAAGAACTTCCTTGCGCATCTCAGGGATTGACATCTTGTATTTCATTGAGAACATCAACGATGACGAAATGGTGATGAAATCAAGGAATCCTGATTCTTGCTCCTCCGATTCCAGTATGCGGAATATCTCCTCCCGGGCATCACCGGTCACCGGCTTATGGCGCGGGAACCGGGATGCGATGGGACGGATCAATGACAGCAGATGGTTGGTGCGCGATATGTTGTCGATGCGCCGGCGGTATCCGTCAAAGTCATTATATATCACTGTTGAATCGGGATGGAAGTGTTTTGTGATATGCGACAATAATCCGGAGCCTCCGAACAGGTCAACGAATACGGTGCCGGCGGGATATTGCTTTATAACCTCTATGAAGTGCTTGGCGAACATGCGCTTTTGCCCTACGAAAGGCAATGGCGCGGACATATACAGTTTGCTCATACGTTGAGTTTGAATTTTACCGTATCGTTGCCGGAGAGCAGCTTGCGGGTGTTGTCAATATTATTTTCGTAGATATGCACATTGCCGAGGAACAGCGTAATGGACTTGAGCGGCACATCAATGTGCTTTGCCATAAGGTAGAGATGGTATATGTCGGCGGGAAGACCGAGACTTGCGTCAGAGCTGCGCTGGTATGCGGTTACCACAAGCTCGCCCTCGTCGATCTGGAACTGCACAAGCGACAGGCACGGCGTTTGATTTGATTGGGCGTTGGTCTCACCGAGGAACAGCACATAATTCTTTGAATTGCGCTTTTCCCGGTTGATACGGTCGATGAGCGGGGGCAGCTTCTCGAAGTAGGTAGGATAAGAGTTGATAAGTATGGAGCCGCAGTAATCCCACCAGTTGATGCCGACCTCGCGGTATCGCTCCACAGAAATTTCCCCCTGCATGAAAAGCTGAAGCTCGGTGCGCAGCTTCTTCCGGGCTATGCCGTGTTCCTCAAAAATATCGAGGAGGTCGCCCGGGGTAAGAGACAGTGACTGGTTGATCAGATAGATTATGTCCCCTTTGCGGTTTGTTTGGATCTTCCCTTCTGAGAGAATACGGGTAAGGATTTGATGGTATTTGTTTTTTGCCATGTTCGGTTTGGTGTTGGTGATGATGCAAAGGTAGAGCAGGGTAGAGTTGCCGACACAACAGCAAAGAACAATCACACTGCACCCGGATTGCAGTCATTGCGGAAATGGCGTACGAGGGAATAAACCTTGCGCTCACTTATACCGTACTTTTCGGCAAGCACAGCCACGGCATAGGATACCTTGTCACCGGAGCCGACCATATCGTTGAAGTCAACAAAAAGGTCGATATAGGTGGTATCCTCGAGGCGCACACCTATCCTCAGGAGCCTTTCAAGTAGTTCCCTGTTGAATTTCAGTATCTCAAATATCGTCATATCAGAATTATTTGTTAATTTTGCAGTGTCTCACTTATAAAAACTGCGCTTCATAGCGCAAAAACAACCGTAAAGGTGCCGAGAAGGGCATATTGCTCCCGGCTGGCACCTTTACGGTTGTTTTTGTTTTTAGAAAGTGAGACGTCTATTAACAAGCCGGGGGCATTTTTTATGTCCACCCCGGAGGGACAATGATATTTTTAGCTCATAAAATCAACATTATTTGAAATTAAAGTGTTATCTTTGCACTCAAAGAGTAGGTTTTAGCCTTTAAAGTCGTATGTGATCGACGTGTGGGTTATTGCTTACTCTTTTTTCATTATATGGTATATGGCTTCAGTGCGCTCTTTATAGACTTCGGTTTTTACAATCCAAGTGTCGGAACCGAGTTGAAGCTCATAAACGTTATATCCGGTTACGCCACGCTCCTTTTTCTTTTTGATGTTCGCAATAGCCTTCGGGTTTGTCATGTCTTTGACTTCACCCAATGGGCTCTCGCGCACATAAACAAGATCTGATATGTGCAGATTGATTTTGGAGAACATTTCGGCCTCCTCGATATTCATGGCATGGGCGATTCCACGTTTGAATGATTTTTTAGTCTGGTAAAAATTCCCTGTCGCCAGATTCGGATGCCCGGCTTCAAGTCTGGTCGCATCTTCAACGATACTTTTACGATAATTCACGAACCCGGGATCTCGGCGGAATTCCAGACAGGAGCGTATGTACTTGCAAGCCGCGCAGACCTCATTGTCCGGCACGAATGCCCGGGCGAGCTTGAGCTTCCCTTTGGCTATGTCGCAGTCCCGGCAGCGACGGATGGTGTATGGGTTGTAATCCGGGACAGACTTTTGCTCCAGTCCGGGATTGAAACGGAATATCCCCTTGGTGTCGCGCTGGAGAGCGTCATCGCCGAGACGCATAGCCTCGTCATGCGGAGTCTCGGTGTATTTAGATTTGCGCACCTGAACCACGGTGCAACGGCAGTTCCAACCGTTGGGCGGATAGAATTCTTCCCAGAAAGAATCCGAAGGCGGCAGCGTCACACCGTCGAGAGCGGCATGTTCCGGACGCACCTTGTCATCCTTCTGGGTTCGGTACTGGAGATTGTAACGGTCACCGTCAGCCATGAACCTTTCCCATTTGGAAGCCATCTGTGCCGATGAAGCCACGAAATTATACTCAGACCGGAGCCAGTTGCGGTTGTAGATCTCATCGATATTCCGGGCATCGTTCAAAAACTGTTCGAACGGCTTTATAACACCTTTATTATCGTAAAGCAACGAGAGTGCCTCATTAACCTCATGGTACGACTTCATGCCGGAGAAAACGAAGTTTGAGCGTTGAAGCCTCCGGCGCATGGCATCCGACATATCGACCTTTTCAAACGACGAGTCGAGAGCCATGGCATGGGCATCCATGAATTCCCGGACTTGAGGGGTTGACAATATGTCGATGGCAAGTTCTGCGCCGTCTGTTTTGTACACAGCTTTCATCATGCCATTGAATAACCCGGAGAGTCGCTTGCGCAAGGCATCCTCCTCTTTCCCGATAGTCAGGGTCCGGGGATTGTCTCCGAGCCACCGGGCATAACGCTCGTGCAGCCCCGCATAGTCAGCGGGGCTCAGTCGAAAAAACGGCGGGAATTCTTTTGCTTTCCGTCATCGTCAGGATTATCGTCAGAACTATCTGTCGGAGGTTCTGGCATCCTGTCGCGACGCTCTCCGACCGGCATACCGTATTTGTCGGCAAAATATGACGGATCAACCTCGTAACGGTCGGCAATCATAGTCTCGTATTGAATCTGCTGTTCCGGAGTGTAATCAACCGCATCATTCCATTCAAAACGCAGTCCCTTCAGAGGGAAACCGTGTTTTATCATTCGTGGTATGAGCTGATTGTTCACTATGTCGCGCAGCATATCCCGGTCTGACTCAACAAGGTTCTCGAACACCTGAAGGTGAGTTTCCGATTGTGAAAGGGAGGAGCCGTCCTCGATGGTCATGGTCTGCCCGATGGTAAGTTTTGACAACTCCGAGTTTGCCCTGTCGATGCGCTTGTCATAGACGTTGAAAGCGTCGCCCTTTCCGGACTCGACAAACTGTATCTCGGTCTCCATGCCGGCGACCATGGAGAGAGCGGTTCCGGCATCCCGCATCATCTTTTCGAGGCGGTTCCACTCCTTAGGGTCGCGTGTCGTGGTTCGGGCAATGCGCATCGGCATCCCGAAAATCTCAGCGAAAGCGTCCCAGAACGCATTGGCATGTTTTTTCGGTATGGTCTGCTGGGCAGCCTTGAGATAAATCCCGAGGTCATCCGGCAAACCGGCCTCTATAAGCCAGTCGGCGTAGGGTGCCTCGTGATAGTCAACCCCGGATTCCCAGTCGTCGCCGACATTCACAACACAACGGTGGTATTCCGGGATCACATGTTTTCGGGGGATGAGCTTCACGCCGTCATAGCAGAGGCAACCGTCGCCGTCACGGGTAAGTTCCCCGAGCTCGATCAGTGAATGCCCCCACCAGATGGAATCGTGTGCGAGTCTCAGGAGCTGTTTGAACCATGACTGGTCGAAATAATGCCGAGCTTTCTCATCCTCGTCGCCGGAGGCGTTTACGAGTTTGAATGATCGGGACATCACGAATCCCCGGCGCTGGGTGGTACAGCCGGAGAGGTGCGGGTCGGCATCCACATCCCGATATATATCGTATAACTTGCGGCGGTTTGGTGAGTCAACGTTCAATGCCATCTGCCAAGCCATGCGCCAGTCGGCTATGTCCTGTTGGGTCAAGGCATCGGTCACGCGTTGAATCTCAAACACCGTGCGTTGGAACCTCTTGCGGTCTCCGGGCTTGGCGAGATTAAGATCACCATGCGGTGTATGCAGTACCGGAGCTTCAGTTTTCCTTGAGCGGAAATTCTGAAGAAAATTGTCGAGAATATTCATACCGTTACCAGTTATGCCGGAGCTTTCGTTCCGAGTGATAAATTATTGTATTTGTAGGGGAATTGTCGGAGTCATCTACAACCGGCAGATCAGGCACTATTTTTCCGGACTGGACCCCTTCGAGCCATTTGATGGCGCGCTCGTACCGTTCCTTGCGTATCTCAATACCCATCTTTTGCGGCAAAGAAGCTACCATGTGGTACAGGGCTATATCTACTGTGTACATCACAACAAGCCGGTTGCGGCTGTCTCCCTCGGAGCCGAATATTGCGGCGCAGTCATAGACAGGGCGCAGATACCCGGAAATCTCCTCGATAGCCTCAAGTTCAGCATTGGCACGGTTCTCGACTGAAGCACGGGATATCACTTTCAGTGCGTCATCACCGACAACCACGCTGTAATCATCATCTGTCACAAACATATTATAAAAAAGTTATCGGGTTACAAACAGTGCCTTTTTTTCGATCTCATCGATCGTCACCCCCTTGCGGAACCTCTTGCGGCGCACAAGCTCCTTGATGGTTTGCTTTGGCACCACCTTAAGATTTCCATTGAGTGATATGACATAATATCTCATGCCGAACAGTCCGGCGAGTTCCTTTGCTTTGCGCACAGCGCGACGGTAGCGCCAAGCGAATAAATAGCGTCTGATTTTCTCTATCATAGTTACCACATATTTTTAGGCGACCGTCTTTCGACGACCACCGGTTTGAAAACTTCTTGCCTTGAGCATCGCTGGAGAATCCATATAGCACCCTCGTCAGCATCCGGAGCGTCGTCATGGGCGCGGGAGCCACGCTCAAGCGAAAGGGTCTGGTCGATTCCGACCTGCATGTCCGGCGACTCCTTCAGCTCCTCGTTGTAGAAAACCTTGCCACGCTCCCACAGCGGCGACACAGCCTCGATGCGCTGTATCTTTTCCGGCTTTTTTCGGGTGTCCGGCATCAAGGGGAGCTGATATCCCCTGAGTCGCCCTTCCGCATCGAATTCGTCAAGGATTATGTCCTGCATGAAATTCGCTTCCATGAAGAATGACACCACCACATCGTCCGGCAAAGACTCGTAAAGATTATATAGCCAGCGGACCATGCCCGATACCGTGTCCTGCCGCACATAACAGTCGATCAGATGCAGTTCAGTGCCGACCTTGCCCCACAGACGCGAGGCTTTATAGTCGTTAGAGGTCGTTGATTTGAACGAGGGGTCGGTATAGCACACGAGCATGTCGTACTTATGCAGCGGAAGTATCTTCTTGAAGCGTATCCACTCGTGCCGGAAGATAGTACCGTCCTTTATCGGATTATGCATCATTTCCTTTTCCCATGCACGATAGCCCACGAATTCACGGTAAGCCTCCGCCTCCTCGCGTGTCCATTTATCCGCCCACACCGGATTTCCTTCGGCATCGACAGCCTTTATTTCCGACACATGGACTCCCTTCGAGGCGCATATATTTGCGAGGACAGAGGTTTTGGATATAAGGTTGCCGACCATGATGAAGCGGCCACGTCCCACGTCGAGCGCGCCGAACAAAGCTTCCTTGACCCAATCGGTCAAATCCTTCACGCGCTTTTCGTTGCGGCACGTTTCGTCATCGTCCAAGTCGTCTATGACTATGAAGTCAGGACGGGCCTCCCGGTCACGCAGACCTCGGGGTGACTGGCCGCGCCCCACGGCGAGGAACTTGGCCGCGCCCTTGGTTTTGAATTCCCCTTCGAGCCATGAGCCGAGGTTCTTCTGTTCGCCGAAATCAGCAATCAGCTTTTGGTTATACTCAAGCTCCGCCTGAAGGTCTCCGAGCAGACGCACGGCGCTGTCCTCCGACTTGCCTACCGTCACCATGAAATCAATCAGGCGCTTCGGTTGGAAAATCAGCCAAAGGGGAATGAATACTCCGATATGGGTGGATTTGGCATGACCACGCGGCCATTTGAACACCGCCTTCAGGTTCGGTGTGTTCCTGATCTTCATGGCTGCTTTGGTGTGGAAAGGCGCGTTGTGTATAACTTTTACCACCTCCCCGGTGGATTTGTCCCGGAGCGTCATGAAGTGTGCGAAATAATACTCGCAGAATTCATTGTAATTGGAAAGCAGCCTTTTGATGCGCCGGTCACGCTCCGCCGGAGATTCGCGTGCCACCGCGAGGGACACGCCCGTCATCGACTGCACATCCCGGCAATGCTCCCGCCATTTCTCCAGAGCGACTTTCTGGTCAGCCGTCAGCTTTTTTGCCATAGTATCATGCCAGTGAGCCTTTGCCCACCGATTCGATTATGAACTTGTCCTGAAAACGATTGATCTGCTTGATGAGCTCCACGGTGACTTCCGGGTCTGTCTTAGCCCTGAATTCGAGCCATTTCGAGAAAGCAGTGAACACCTCAATCGCATCCACCACATTGGCCTTCTTGTCGAGCTTCTCTATTACCGATGATAGCTTTGCGAGTCTGTCACCGAGAGAGGACATCATAGCCGGGTCTTTAGAGCTGTTGACCTGCTCAATGAGGTTGTCGATTGTCAGGAGCAGCTTGTTGACGAGTTCCGGACGGGTTATGTTTTTGGCGGCTCGGGCCTCCTTCCATCCCTCGGCTGTACACCACTTCGATATGGTCGTGCGTGACACGCCGGTCTTGTCGGCTATCTCTGTCTGCTCCATGCCGGACATGAACAGTGCCCGGGCTGTGGATTTCTTTTTTTCCAGTTCTGCTTTAGTCATGATGATAATGATTTTTGCGCTTTTGCAATGCAAAAGTGGCGAGTTCGACCGTGCCGGCAAAAAAAGTGTGCAATGGTTTCATAGAAGTGTGCAACCGTTTCACACTTTTTTGTCAGGCAGGGAATTACCCTGTAATATTGCATCGAAATTCAAACGCATCACATCGCAATGGGAAAACGAGTAAGATTAACGGACGACAGCCTGAACAGCCATGGCAGCCGGGTGCTGACAGCCGGCTGCGATACCGCGCAGTATGAGCGGAACCCTGTGCTGCTATATATGCACGAGCGAGGCAAGGTCATCGGCTTCATGAAGGACATAGAGGTCAAGGACGGTGAGATTACCGGGGAGCCGGTCTTCGACTGTGCGACCGAGTTGTCGAAACAGTGTAAGAAACAGTGGGAGGTCGGTTCCCTCCGCATGGTGAGCATAGGCATCGACGTGCTTGAACTTAGCGAGGAGCCGGAACATCTCGTCGCCGGGCAGACCGCTCCCACAATCACGAAGAGCAAAATCTTCGAGACCTCCATAGTAGATATAGGTGCCAATGACAACGCCATAGTCATGCGCCATAATGGAAAGCAGATAACGCTGGGCAGAGACAGCGAGAACCCCCTGCCCGCACTCAGTAATAAACCTCAAACAACAAAACAGCAAATGGAACTCAAGACCATCGCCCTTAAACTGGGCTTGCCGGAAACGGCAGATGAAACGGCAGTTCTCGCCAAAGTGACGGAATTACAAGCCGCCGCGACCGAGAACGAGCAGTTAAAGAAAGACAAGGCCGGGCTCGAGCTTACTCAGGTGACATCCGCAGTGGAGCTTGCCATCAGAGAAAATCGCCTTACCGAGGACAAGAAGGAACACTTCATCAACCTCGGCAAAACAATCGGCATCGACTCGCTTAAAGCAACTCTTGATGCCATGTCCCCGCGTGCCCGCCTTAGCAAGACGGTAAACTCCTCAAGTGATACGACCCCGGTTTCAGGAGAAGCCAAGACCTACGCCAAACTCAGCGAGGTTCCGGAGGAGGAGCTTCTGAAGCTTCGAAAGGACAACCCCGGCGAATACCGCCGTCTCTACAAAGCCGAGTACGGCATGGACTGCAACATCTAACCAACAAAAATAACCGCAAATGAAAACAACATTAAAAATCCTTTGCGCCCTGCTTTTCAACATTGTGATGGGCGCGGTCATGGCGACTGCCGTTGATGTGCATCCCCTTGCGGGTTCTGCCGCAATGGTCGCCGTGGGTTCCGTGATGAGTTTCGTCCCCTCGGTCGGACCTGCGCTCCGGGCCGGTGTCTATGCCGAGATCTGGACCGGCGAACTTGTCAAAGCTTTGCGCGAGTTCCTCAGCGGCTCATGGCTCGACGGGGTGCCGGACCAGTCCTCGATAGTCAACAACGATGTCATACACCTCGTGGATGTGGGGGTTGACCCGGATGTGCTGATCAACAACACCACCTATCCCATCGACACGCAGGAGCTTGATGACGGCGATATTGCGATAAACCTTGACAAATTCCAGACCAAGGCGACCCCGATCACAGATGACGAGCTTCATGCCATTACCTATGACAAGATGTCGCGTGTCAAAGAGAGTCATGGCAACGCCATCAGCGATGCCAAGTTCCGCAAGGCCGCACATGCGCTTTGCCCCAACGAGAACAGCGCCACTACTCCGCTGTTGAAAACCACCGGTGAGGCCGATCCCGAAACAGGTCGTCGCCGTCTGACTCCCAATGACCTTGTTGCGCTAAAAGCTGCCCTTGACAAGCTTAAGGTTCCCACGGATAACCGTCGATTAGTGCTTTGTACAGATCATGTAAATGACCTGCTCCTCGTCAGCCAGACTTTCCGTGAACAGTTCAATATCGACCGCAACACCGGAAAGGTGGGCAATCTGTACGGCTTCACCATTTACACCTATGCTGCATGTCCGCTCTATACCACCGCCGGTAAAAAGAAGGCTGTAGGTGCCACTGCCGAAGTCGGCGAGTTCCAAGCCTCCTTCGCCTTCTACACACCCCGTGTATTCAAGGCCACCGGCTCTACCAAGATGTATTACAGCGAGGCATCCACCGACCCGTTGAACCAGCGTAGCCTCATCAACTTCCGTCATTACTTCATCTGCCTGTTCAAGAAGCAGGATGCGGGAGTTGCCATAATGAGCGGATACGAAGCCCCGGCAGCAAATAAGGGTTAAAGATGGCAAAGCTGCAGTATTTAGTCCTCCACTGCACGGCGACACCCGAAGGGCGTGAGGTGACGGCTGCCGATATACGGCGCATGCACCTCTCCCCGGTGTCTGCCGGAGGCCGTGGATGGAAACAAGTAGGTTACACCGACATTATTCATCTTGACGGCAGCGTTGAGCGTCTGGTCGATAACAACGAGGATGCCAACGTCGATCCGTGGGAAATCACTAATGGCGCCAAAGGTTACAATTCTGTCAGTCGTCATGTGGTATATGCCGGGGGCTGTGACAGGGCGATGAAGCCCAAGGATACCCGCACCCCTGCGCAGCTCAAGGCAATGGAAGCGTATGTAAAGGACTTTCATTGCCGCTTCCCCGGAGTCAGAATAATCGGCCACAACGAAGTGGCGGCCAAAGCCTGTCCGAGTTTCGATGTCCAGAAATGGCTTAAGTCGATAGGCATAAACCAGTAAACAACAATTAAAACCAAACACAGCGATGTCCTTCAGCGAAATCCTCAACATATTGCTTGGTGGCGGTCTTGTCGCCCTCGTGGTGGCGGTAGCTACTATGAAAGCGACCGTGCGCAAGGCTAACGCCGATGCAGAGAAAGCCCGGGCAGATGCCGAGACCGTGCGTATCACCAACACCGAGAATGCCACACGGATTTTGGTGGAGAATATCGTAAAACCCTTGAAAGATGAACTCAACGCTACGAGAACAGACCTTCAGTCAACAAAGAAGGAGATGGCTTCAACCAAACGCGAGATGGCCCGGTTGCGCAAGGCTGTCGAGGCTGCTTCCGGCTGCCGTCATGCTGATTATTGTCCTGTGCTTTTCAAGTTGCGCGACAACCAAAAAGACTCAGATGCAGCAGGAGCAGACATCTTCGACAGCCGAGAGGAGCGACACGACGGGTATTGTAGTAAAACACATTCAGACCGAGATGATCCCGGGGAGCAAGGTGAATCTTACGGTATCCGTGGACAGCCTCCTTAAGCTACCAGAGGGAGCCGTCTTTCGCGAAAGTAAAGACCGGGCGCATATAGAGGCGAAGCAAAAAGGTGGTGTGATATACATTACCGGCACATGTGATTCGCTGCAACGTCAAGTAGAATACTACGAGGCACTCTATCATACTGCGCGTGATGCTCTCGAACAGAAACAGAACGAACTTATACAGGAGCGGCAGAAACGCTCAGACCCATTGGCAGACCCTATACTGATTTATGTTTTGGGTATAGTTTCCGGGGTACTTGTAACAATTACATTCAATCTGAAAAAGAAAGAGAAATGAACAAAGACTTCATGTACGGCATAGGTGCCGTAAAATATAAAAACAAGAAAGTCGGCTATATAGCCAAAAACAGTTTCGACATGGGCGGTACGAAGCCCGAGTCTGCCGAGATAGATGCGGAGCAGGTCCCGGGTGCGCCGGTTCTTGTGATACCTCAGTCAAACGGTAAGATCGGGCCCAAGTTCGAAATGATCCAGTTGAATTTCGAGAGTCTTCAACAGCTCCTTGGCGGTTCTCTCCATAAAAAGGGAGAGAAAGTGACAGGCTGGACCGCCCCGAGAAAAATCATAGTGATGGAAGGGCCGTGGGAGCTTGAACTTGTTTCCGGCCAGTCCGTACTTATCCCCAACGCCACGCTGCTGTCGGATCTCGGCGGCAAGCTCACCCTCACCGAGACCGCAAAGATTGAAGTAGAACTGAAGGTGGCTGCGCCTGTGGCCGACAAGGTCCCCCCTTACGGAGTGTTCGAAAGCACGGAATTACCGACAGAATGGAGCGCCGACAACGGATGGCTCCTTCCCGAAGAGACCGAAGCCGCAGCCGGCTCCTAATCCTGACAGAGCATGGATGAAGCTACGGCAAGGGCGATACAGTGCGAAGCTGCCGACGCGCTGTTGAACCGTGGAATATCAATTCCGCTAAAGGAATTCAAGGTGCCGTTCCGTAAACGCCCAGTCGTGCTTCGTGTCACCCTCAAACGACCTTACATGTCCGGGCAGATAGATTTTGCCCGGACATATCTGTCAATGGGTGTGACGGCGGAGCAGATGGCGGCTTTCAACAGCGAGGAGCAGATGCGGTTCATCGCCGACCACGGAGCCAAAATATGTCACATGATAGCATGTGCCATCTGTGTCGGTCCCATTCGGCGCCGGTTCCTGCGCCCGGTCTCATGGTTTATCCGCAACTGTGTGGAGCATCGTTACCAGATTGGTGCCATACATCGTTTTGTGAGTCTCATGGGTACCGACCCTTTTACGAATATTATCAGATTGGCCGAGCGGACGAATCCGATGAAGCCGAGACTGAGCCGAAAGGCGAAGATGAGTTAACGAGCGGTTATGAAAGCTCCCATAGCATCTTCGGATTTATATGGCAGATCGCCGACGTCACAGGATGGAGTGTTGACTACATCCTTAACAAGGTGAACTATCAGACCTTGATAATGATGTTGAGTGATGCTCCTCATTACAAAAAGACAAACAAAAGCCCCAAATCATCTTCCGGCAATAACATTGTAAACGCCACTCCGGAAGAGCAGGCTGCAGAAGTAGCCGGATTTTTCAAAAGCAACCTGAAACATTGAAAAAGCATGAAGCCAGTAGAGCTTGAGATATTTTTACAGGACGGACTGTCCCCCGGTCTTAAGAAGGCCGGTCAGACAGTGGCGCGTTTTTCCGATGAATCCAAAAAGGAGCTCAAGGAAATCACCGAATCCCTGAAGCTGCAGAAAAGCTATGTCAGCGGCATGGAGAAGGAATATGCCCGTCTTGAAAAGAGCCTAAAAAATGCGGCACCCGGTAAAAGCTGGATGGAGGCTCAGGCTAAACTCAAAGCCTACAAGAGCGAACTGGAAGGGGAACGTGCGGCCATCAGGCAATTGGAGGAAGAGCAACGCCGACTCAAGGCAGAATCCGAGAATGCCGGGCAGTCACTGCGTATGCAGCTACGTAATGTCCGCGAAGAGATAGCCACATTGCTGTTGGCTTACCGTTCCCTGACAGATGCAGAGAAACAGACTGCGCAAGGTCGGGAACTTGCCCGCCATATCGATGAACTTACCGAGAAAGCCGGAGAGCTCAACGATGCAATAGTGGACACTTCCCAAGCCGTCACCAACGCAGCCTCCGACACTCGCGGCTTCGATCAATTGGCGGGAGGTATGCAGCTTGTCGTTGACGGGTTCGGGCTGGCGACCGCCGGAGCACAGGCTCTCGGACTCAGCGAAGCCGACCTCATTGAAGTACAGACACGTCTGCAGACGGCACTTGTGGCGAGTAATGCCCTTACCTCCATGCAAGTCAATCTTCAGGGGCAGTCCGCCCTCATGCAGGGAGTCAACACAATACAGACCAACGCCGCCGCCACTGCCGAGACCATACGCACATGGGCGGTAGGGCGCGGTGTCATCGCCACCAAAGCGGCCACGGTCGCACAGGCGGCATTCAACGCTGTAGCCAAGGCGAATCCCTATGTGCTGCTCGCGATGGCCATAGTCACCGTTGTAGGTGCCCTATACGCGTTTGCGAAAGGCAACGATGCCGCAAAGAAAGCCGAGGAGGAGCGTCAGGCACAACTGGAGCGCACAAAGGAAATCAACGGGGAAATCGCCCGGTCGATAGGGGAAAGTGCGGGTTCCCAGATTGCCGCATATAATAAACTGCAGCGCGCGTGGAAAGCCCTCGGGGATGACATGTCAAAGCGGCGTAAATTTGTCGATGAGAACAAGAAGGCTTTTCAGGAACTTGGATTGTCTGTAAACAATGTCAAGGATGCGGAAGCTGTGCTTGTCAACAACACCTCTAACGTGGTGCAATCATTCGTTCTGCGCGCCAAGGCGGCTGCTCTTGACAAGGCTGTCACCGGCGCTTACTCGACGATGATCGAGAAGCAGGAACTTGCCCGGCGCAATGCCCGGTACGGTGTCAAATCCAAAGGTGATGAGGTTAGTTACGCTGATGCAAAGGCACGTGGCATGAAGGGGGTACGGGAGGTCGCTCACGATCACTATGCCGTGACCTCTGCCGGTGTCGGAAGGACGTGGAAAACTTACACCTATGAAGTCAGTGATGCGCAGACATATAACTCAGAAAGCAACAGGCTTGCCCTTCAGGAGCGTGACCGTCAGATAAAGGCGGCCGCTGATGAAGCTGAAAAACGCGTGGGTGATCTGCAGAAAGAAATCGGGGCGACTGAGGATGCCCTTGCAGCACTCAGAATTCCACAGATGGCAGCCACAACTGTAGAGAGCCAATCTAAGACCGTTCCCGGCAAAGATGAGCGGTTGGAGGCAGTCCGCAAGGCTGCGGAGGAGTTGCGTAAGCTCCGTTGGCAGAACGAGCAGGATGAAATCGACCAAATGGCCGACAGTGCCGAGCGCCGCCGCCGTCAGATAGCTCTTGACTATGAGAAGCAATGTGCCGAGATAGACAAGATGCGGGATGATTTTGCCGCACGGAATAAGGAAGCCGGAACTGTCGGGCTGAATGAATACGGGTTGACTACCGAGCAGCAGGAGCAGATCACGAGGGCGCAGGAAAGCGCGGATGCCGCCATGAAAGCCGGCACGGACAATCTTTATAAGGAGCTTCTGGATAAATATCAATCCTATGCCGACCAACGCAAAGAAATAGAGGAGCGGTATAACTCCGAGATAGCGGAGCTTCGTAAAGCCCGGTTACAGGCTGAATCTGCCGGAGATGCTGAAGCTGTGGCGCGGATTGACCGTTCCATGGCCGAGGCTATAAAATCCAAAGGGAAGGAACTGATGGCGCATGACTTCGATGTGCTGCGCCAGTCGCCCGATTATATCCGCGCCTTTGAGGATCTTCGCGGCACCTCGACCGAGACCCTGAACGAACTTCTTTCACAGCTTGAGAAAGCCAAGACCGCAGCGTCCTCGGTTCTTGACCCTCAGGACCTGCGCGAATATACTACGACAATCCGCGAGATAATGGATGAGTTGGACAGCCGTGATCCGTTTGGTGCTTTGTCTAAAAGGGCGCAGGAATTGTCGGTGGCCCAGCGTGAGCTTGCTGCAGCCAAACGGCAGCTCGATACCGTGACCAACGGAGGCAAAATCTTTACAGGTCTCAAGTCCGAAGGCGTTGACGCCAACGGCAAGCCGGTTATTGTAGCCACCTATCTCAGCATGGGCGAGGCGCTGAAAAAATACACCGAGGCAAAGGACCGGCATGTCAGGGCGAGCAACAACTTTGTCAAGGCAGAGAAGGAAGCCCGGGATAGCGTCTCGCAGCTGACGGAAGCCATTAAAGGTGTCGGCAATGCCATCGGAGGTACTGCCGGCGAGATTGTGGGTCTGATAATGGATATCGGGAGCTTTGTCACTGACACCATCGACGGAATAGCCACCGTGCAGAAAGTCGGCGTGGAGGCTGTCTCCGCAGTCGAGAAAGCCTCGATAATTCTGGCCCTTGTTTCCACTGCGGTTCAGTTACTGCAGAAGATAAGCGAGCTTGGCAACAACAAGGCATTCAAGGAATACGAAGCCTATGCTGAGAAGGTAAAGGAGATCAACGCCCTAACTGACGCAGTGAGCCAGTATCGAATAGCCGTGATGGATGCCCGCCATGAGGAGGACACATGGTTTGCCGAGGACGGCCTGCGGAACCTGCGAAACTGGCGTGAATATCATGACGAGGTTTATGCCGCCTATGTGAAGAAGGCAGCCGAGGCGCAGGCAATATACCGCAATCAAAGCGGCGGGGGCTGGCTCACCGGAGCATTCAATTGGGTGATGGGCAACCTGTCCGCATTGTCATGGTGGGACGAGTGGCGGGACATCTGGGGACAGGGGGGCTATAAAGAAGGCACTACGGCAGCAATCAATAATCTCCGTATCGAGACACGCAAAAAGAGCAGCGGATTCCTCGGTTCGGGTATTGGTGGCCATTCCCAGAAAACCGAAGACCTTGTGTCTTGGGCGCGCAAAAACGGTCTCGGCGAACTGTTTGATGACAGAGGGCTTATAGACAAGGAGCTTGCCCGTTCGATACTTGACAACTACGGCAATAAACTTGTCGGCCAGACCAAGGAGACTCTTGAGGCCCTCATCGAGCTTCGGGAGAAATATGACGAGTATCTTCAGAACCTGCACGAATATGTAAGTTCCCTGTATGAACCGCTTGTCGGCAACTTCGTGGACGGTTTATGGGACTGGCTCGACAACGGCAAGGATGCGCTTGATTCCTTCAAGGAGTATGCATCCGACACATTCCGGAACATAGTAACCGACATGCTCAGGACGATAGTCCTTGACAAGGTGGTGGGGAGCTTCAGTGACGACATATCCGCTCTTTATGAGAAATACGCTGAAGGAAAGATGACCGAACAGGAGCTTATGGGCGAGGTTGCCAAGCTCACCGCGGGACTCATCGACCGCTACGGAAGCAATCTCCCCACGCTTGAAGGATTGCTTGAGACCGTCGCGGGTATGTTTGACAAAGCCGGCATCGACATACGCCACCCTGACGATCCGGACTCAGAGTCCCAGTCGCAGTCCCAAAGCGGGAGGGCCGGTGTCTATACCGCCATGTCGCAGGATCAGGGCACCAAACTCGAAGGGATAGGCACGAGCGTACAGATGCACACTGTCTCCATCGACGAGAATGTGGAGGATGTCTCCCAAAAAATGGGTGTGGCGCTCGACCGCTTGGCGAAAATAGAGGAAAATACCGGGGACACGGCCCGGAATACCCGTGAAATCAACGAGAAACTTGATCAGATAATACGTGACGGAATAAAGATATAAGACTATGTGTGGACTTGACGGACTTGTTACAATCAACGGCATCGACATCTGGAGTGAGTTCGGAGCCTTCCTGACCGAGGAGAAAGCCGGCGGCAGGGAGAACCTCACCGCCATCATGGCACCTTCCAAGGTCAAGAGTCATGTCGGAGTGAATATACGGGAGCATGACGGCACCAAATATTCAGACAAACTCGATGTTAAAAACGAGGAGCGTGAAGTTACCCTGCATTTCGCCATATTCGCACCGACGGTTACCGGATGGCTTACCCGGTATCGTGCATTCATAACGTTCTTGAAGCAGGGTGCCGACGGGTGGCTTTCATTTAACTTCCCCTCCATCGGTCTTACCATGCGCATGTATTATATGTCGAGCACATCTTACAAGCCCCTTACATATCTATGGAAGGAGGGGGTTCAGGCAAGCCGTTTCAAAGTGACATTCAAGGAGCCGGAACCATCTTTTTAACCGTATTATAACGACGTTACAACATGCTTATAAAGATATACGACAAAACAGGTATCCTGAAGGCGGAGCTGTCCCCTGAAAACTCATCGACACAGGTCAAGGAGATACAGGGGGATAATGTGCTGTCCCTGTCCTTCACATTGCCCCGGCATATAGCTCTTGATGTCGATGATTACGCGGACTTCATGTGGGAGCGATATTGGCTGACAAAGCAGTACCGTCCCAAGCAGAAAAGCACCGGCGAATGGATCTACAACCTGAAAATGTACGGTGTCGAGAGCCTTATAAAGAATTTCCTTGTGATAAAGAGCGTGGACGGTGATAACGAGCCGGTGTTTACGCTTACCGCATCCCCGAGGGAGCATCTTGCGTTGATTGTAAAATGCATCAATGACGGTTTCGGCACGAACGACTGGAAAGTGGGCATAGTCGAAGGCGTTGACAACATCGTTATAGACTACCGGGGCAAATATTGTGACGAGGCGCTGCGTGAGCTCGCCGAGAAGGTCGGTGTGGAATACTGGGGAGAGGGAACCACCGTTAATTTGTGTCGTTGCGAACATGGGGAACCTTTGACACTCGGATATGACAAAGGTCTGACTTCCCTTGATTGCGGCGATGCTGATAATGTAAAATTCTACACAAGGCTGTTTCCGGTCGGAAGCAGCAAAAACATAGACCAGACAAAATACGGTTCGTCCCGGCTTCGCCTTCCCGGCGGTCAATGCTATGTGGAAGTCAATGCCGATAAATACAGCAGGGTGGACCATTATGAGGAAGCGGCATTCTCCGGAATATATCCTCATTATACGGGTACTGTCAGCAGCGTCAGGAGTGAGGAACTTACCGGCGAGGACGGCAATAAATTCACGGTTTATTATTTCAAGGACAATAACCTGCCGTTTGATCCGAACCAATATGAGATAGGCGGTCTTGTAAAGCGTGTGTCGTTTCAAGAGGGCAGCGAGCTTGCCGGTCTTGGCAACGAGGATAACGGCACATATTATTTCGAGGTCAATTTTGACAGCGCTACCCGTGAGTTTGAAATCATCACCATCTGGCCATACGATGACGGTACACAGTTGCCGGGCACGACGCTGGTGCCTAAGCCCGGTGACAGGTACATTCCTTGGAACATCAGGATGCCCGATGAATATTACAGGCGTGCTGAAGCCGAACTGCTGGACGCCGTAAACAAATATAATGCCGACCACGCCCTTGACGTAGCGGTGTATAAGGCCCCGACAGATCACGTATGGATTGAGCAGAACAATATCGTTCTGACGGTAGGTCGGCGTGTGCGCCTTGAGAGCGAGAAATATTTTCCCGGTCCCGGTTATCGAGACAGCCGCATTACAAAAATAACCCGTAAGGTCAATCTGCCTTCGCAGATGGATCTTGAGATCAGTGACGCATTGAGCCGTCGCACCCTCGATAAGGTGCGGGATAATATAACCGGCATCAAGAACTATGTCGAGAGCGGAAAAGCGGGGTTGCCGGATATCATAGGCACCGGTGACAATACACCGTTCACTGATACAAACATATTGAGCGCGCTGCGCACGATCAAGGAGATTGCCAAGCGTGCGCTCTCCCGGCTTCATGACGACGAGGCGGCGGGGCTGATCAAGTTCCTTGCCGGGCTGGAGGTCGGCACTTACAAAGAGGGGCTGAGCGGAGCTAAGATCGATGCTGACGGCAACGCCATATTCGGTGAACTGCTCACCCGGCTCAAGGCTACGCTTGCGCAGCTGCAGGTCAACGGCGCATCCGAGTTCCGGGGTCAACTATCGAGCGAGGATTTCATCTCCGGCTTCATCGGCGGCAAAGGGTGGTCCATATTCAAACGTGAGGTTCTGAACGCCCTCGGCATACCGGAAACGAAATATACCGCCGAGTTCGACGACATAGTGATACGCGGCACCCTCCGTGTTTTCACCATGGTGATATCCCAGTTGCTGGGCGAGAATGACAACCGCATCTTCACAGGTATGATGGAGGTTGACCATTACGACCCGGCGACAGGCAGGGTCTATCTCCAGACTCATGACGGCAAATTCTACAATCCATTCCGCAAGGATGACTACATAATGGTGCAGCAGTATAACGGTATGCCCTCTGGCGAGAACGACCATTATATCACCAAGCACTATGAGCTTATCATCACCGATGCAGGCTGCGGCGACCAGAGCGACGGCGAGGACCGTCTCGACTGGGTGGAGTTCAAAAACTTCGTGTCGGCAGACGGCAGGGCTGCCGCCGATGTCATATCCAAGGGCGACACGTTCACG